TCCCAGATACGCCACATCTTGCGGCTAACAATGGCCGAGTTCTCAGATGTGGGCTGCTGCATGTACTGCGCGTTCCAATAACGCGGGTCAATGCTGGCTTTTGTCGATTTAAGCGCTTCAAGTGACCACTGCTCAGGCCAAAGCGACTTCTCGTCTTCTTCATCCTCGTTCAAAATGGCCGGCAACTCCACAATTTCCCATGGAACAGCCTCTGGGTTCTTGGTTTGGTAGTCAATCAGGCGCCCAGTCAGGTCTAGGAGCGACCAACGGGTCATCACAATGATAATCCCACCACCCGGCATCAGACGTTGCAAGGGGCCCGTCTGGAACCAAGACCAAGCTGTATCAAACGCGAGTCTAGAGTTAGACTTTACGTCCTGCTCCGAGTGAGGATCGTCAATAACGAACAGATCAGCACCACGACCAGCAAGAGCGCCCCCGACACCAGCAGCATAGTACTGACCGCCAGCGCTTGTAGACCACTTACCGGCAGCCTTTTGATCGTCGGCCACCATCGTATTGGGGAAAACTTCTCTGTATTCATCAGAATCAATCAAGTTACGTATCCGGCGGCCAAAATCTTCAGATAAACCCGCAGTGTGCGTGCCCATGATGATCTTCTTCTCGGGATATTTACCTAAAAAGTACGCAGGAAACAGGTAAGACGAGAACTCAGACTTACCCATACGAGGCGCGATGTTGATAATCACGCGCTTTTTCCTGCCCTCAACCACGTCGGTGAAGATTTTGGCTAGTTTCTTATGATGCGGGCCGATCTTAAAGCCCGGATATACCGCTTGGGCGAAGCCGAGCATGTTTGTTTTAGCCGCCTGTAGATTGGCGCGGGACTCACGCAAGTCCAAATCGGCAAAAAGCTCCAGTTTCTCCTGTTTGGACAAGTGTGGCAACGCCTTTGCCATCGCTTCTAGCTCAAGCTTGCTCAGGGTGGTGAAGTTCTCAGGCTTCATCTTTGTCCGCTGTAACGTCGACCACATCAATTACGCCCATGAATCTGTTGAGCTTTTCTTTAATACGCATCTCAAGCTCTACGTCAGACATCTCGGTCTTCTTGACCTCAACCCGTTCAGTAAACAGCGCCACCTCGGTGACCTTACCGAGCATGTCCAAGGCTTTAAGCCTGATGCGTGCGTCTGGGTGTTTGACTTCTTCTAGGATCTGAGCCACTGCGTAGCCCCTGAGTTCCTTGGCCTGCTCGACAAACGCCCAATCGTAGGCTGTCAGCATCCCAACTAAATGCTGCACTGCAGCAGGAGCCTTGATGTTAGCAAGCGCTTGCTGTGTGTTCTGGGGCGGCTGTCCTGTAACCAGTGAGGCAAAAGAGTTTCTTGCCGCCTGTGCGTCTGCCTTGGACTCTGCCTCATCGTCGTCTAGCTCTANCTCTTTGAGCCAGTTTGCCGTTTGGACTTGTGCGTCAATGATATCTGCTGGCGCTGCGTCAGCAAAAGACAACGGCGTAGCCGCAGTCATGTCGACCACGCTGGGTTCAAACTCGCCGTTAATCAGATGTTCTAGCATTGCGTAGGGTTTTGTGCTGGCGTCGCACTTGTTGCCTCGTTGGTGTTAGTGTACACTTCTTTTCGGTAATGGCGCAAGTCATTGCTTCTCCTTGATGGATTGTTGCCATCTTTGCCCCGGATCGAAAGGTTCGGGGCTTTTTTTATNATGCCGTGTCCAACGTTTGACATNGTACCTTGGAAATTTTTTAAAATTTTTAGGGGGTGGGGGTCAGGTTCTAGGAAATTTGAATTGCGGCTACGGAACAGTGTTTATATAGGACTGTGATGGCGACCCCAAATAGGGTTGGTGGGGGTAGGGTGGGGTCAACGCCACGCCAAAAACTCACCCCTCAGAGAGCCGATATAGCCCCAAAATGACCCCCATACGTAACATAGAGGTATCGGTTGGGAACAAGCCTAATCGATACGGGGAGAAATCTCCCCGTCAATCAACTTAGTCTATCAAGGAGATAACCATGACTAAATCAAAACCAGTAGTAGTTACGTATCAACAATTCGCTAGAGGTGTAGGTGCAACTGATCGCATCACGCTAGAGGCGAGCCTTGCTTGGCACAAAGAGTATGTGAAGCTTGATGCGGAGAAGCAAGGCGAGTGGAAGTATGACTTCGTGTTGAACTATGTGATCGGTCGCTTGTCTACAGATGAGAAAGAGTTTACGTACAAGCAAGCCGAGATTATTTGCAACAAGACGAGGGTGCAACGCACAGCCGAGGAGGAGAAGGTCGTCAATGCAGGGGGCAAGAAGTTTGCCTTTCACATTAGTCGCCCCGAGGCATCTGACGGCAAGAAGCCTGCGGTGGCTTTGCCCAAGGGTCTTGTGAGCAACATTGTTGGTCAGATTATTGATGCAGAGTTGACCAGAGAACAGCTCGATGAGTTGATCGCACAAGTCAAGGCATCTATTTCTTTCGGTAAATAATCTGGGGAGATTTCTCCCCGATTTCTTCAGGCGGTGCAAGCGTGATGCTTGCCCGCTGTTTCAAATCTTGTCCAACCTAGGAGTTCACTATGCAATTATCAGCACCTTTCACCCCTATTGAGTTCTACGATGCGAGCTTCAACACAGGCTCAGCCAACACCTTGTGGTGCGTTCGTGTCACAGGCGCAGTTCGTTACGAGCCAATGCCAATGCCCAAAGATCATTGCGTTGCGCCCCCAAGCGACAGCACATTCGACAACATCTCATTCATCTAAGGAAATAATCATGCTATATCAAATCATCGTTCGCAACGGCTCAGCCAATCACTACGCATCTTCTGACAATCAGACTTGCGCCCACACNATCTTCAACGCACTCACAAAGACATTCCTTCATGTCGAANTGTGGCAAGGCGCAACCCTCATTCAGGAATACAAGAACTGCTAATACCTTGGGGAGATTTCTCCCCGACAGGACTTTCTGTAAGCATAGCGTGCTGTGCTTACGGGGCGATCCTGCCCACATAACTCTCAAGGAGATAGCTATGCCAACTCGTGACATATTCAACTACTACATTCGTCTTCGTGACGTTCAAATCATGTGCTTCCAACGCAAGCGCAAGGCGTGGGCAAAGGCAATGGGTCAACAACTCAAAGACTTGCGTGACGAATACCCTCACCTCAAATCATACGACTAAGGAGTCAACCATGAAACCAACAGAAGTCATCTCGCACATAGTGTGTTCACTCACACTTGTCACATCCATCGTCGTGGGCTTCAACGGCATGAACGAGTACGGCGTTGCCCCATTGTGGGCATTGCTCACGCTTGGCGGATCGTTCTTGCTCGGCTTTCAATTCATGCTCATCATCACAGGAGAATAATCATGCGTAACCTAATCCAACCCATCACCAAAGAGGTGGGCATCATCACCATTCGTGGTCGTGACTACCATATGCAGACCATCAGCTATGGCTCACAGAATCAGGTTCATGTGTTCCGCAAGGGTGCATTGCATCTGCGTGGTATGGTGTTCGAAACACAGGCAGACTATGACGCATGGCGTAACGGGATGCACCAACTCGACCTACCCTTTGGGGAGATTTCTCCCCAAGGTCGTCAATAATCAAGATTATTTAGGCAAAAAACAAGACACGGCCAAATGTCCAACACTACAACCCCCGAACTAAAATGCGTGTAACCCCGCAACCCGCATCCACGCTAGCGTTCCGCAAAAACTGTCCTATCTATCTATCTATTTAATATATATTTATATATAGAGATGTATGTATCAGGGGGTGAGCATTTTCCTTTGCTCAAAGACTTTCTTTTTTTGTTTGGCTATAGCCGTTCAGAAATAAGATAGATACCTCGGACACTTTTCGTGCTAAGCTAGCATCTGTGCGGGTTTGCAACCTACACGCATCTTAGTCCACGCCCTGTAGTGTTGGACATTTGGCCGACCCTCAATTTTGGAGTCAATAATCTCATGTATGAAACATACCTCAAACTCTCAGCAAACGAGATACACAACCGCTTAACCGAGCGCAACCTACACCCTGCCGAGATCGAACGCATCAAGGCAGAGGTGGCTGACCTCAAGGAATCCCTGCGTGTTACCCGTATCACACGCACTCAGCGCAAGGCGGAATGGGACAAGGTGCTGCAACCCCTGCGCTATGAGATCAATAATGCCCGTGTTGGCATGAGATACGGCGGGGAGAATTCTCCCCAAGAAAGAACGCTAGCGTTCAGCGAATACATACGCATCATGGAGAAACTCATCGCCATGCTTGACGCACCATCAAAGGCACTCGACCACACACCCATACAGATCGCCCGTGACAAGGGACTACCCAACGATGGCGAGCATTGGACTGACTGGATTCCAGCTAGGGTCAAGGATAAGGTTTCCCTGTTGTTCGATGCAGTACCCGTAGTCCCAAGGGGCAAGCGCAAGACGCCCTTCCAACGCACCATGCTGCCCCATCAGCACGAGACAGCCAAGGTGAGATTATTGACCAAGACAAGGAAGGAGATGGAATCCCTCGAACGCAAGGCTGGAATCCAGCCTACAGACGCACGCACAGCCAAGCTAGCGCAGATGCGTAGAGCCATCAAGATTATTGAGACGCTTGATAAGAACGAAGCAGTGCCAGCCACATGGACAAAACTACACATACAGGGGGACTGACTACTATCAACACTACTGTCAACAACTCTTTGGGGAGATTTCTCCCCGAAACGTTCGGCGTGTGGGCTACGCCGAGCACCATCCGCAACCTGCCCAATCAAGGAGAAACAAAATGAAACATGACACGCTTATGCAGGCGCAGCTTAGCGCATACCCCGACAGCATCAAGCTGACTGACCTACAGATGATGGATGCCTTACGCACCGCCACACCTGACTGGCTCAGCTACCGCAAGCTCAAACAGTGGCGCTATTACCCTGATTTGAGCGATGCGTTGAAGGAAGACGAGTGGCTTGTCAATCGTATGTACGAGAACTCGGTGGATCTGCAAAGTGCAGACACACGAGCACAATGGGCGAGGAACGCCTTCATCTATCGGGCAGAGACGCCCGAAGGATTCTTCTACGCCTGTTGCAAACAACCTGACGGCACATACAAGTTCGTTGGGTTCAGGTACGGACTCGAAGATAGCGAATACGCATCGGGGTTCGGTGGCATGAATTACACACCAGAAGGAGAAGCAAAATGAAAAGAGAACCACACAGCAAGTTCACCCACGCCATCGTGGATGTGAAGCTCATCGCCACATGGAACGATGGGCAAGTCGAGGACTTAACGCCTCACCTACCGCCTGATCTGCAAGCCAACATCGAGGAGTATCTGTCCGAGATGGATGACCTGCGTACGCAGAACCCTGCCAACTATTTTTTATAAGGAAAAACAAAATGGACAACACAACCTACGCAAACAAAGTAGTTTCGTGGCGCTTAAGCGCACCAGTAGCGTACGTAAACATCGGGAGGTTCACGCTCACGTACCAGTACGGCTTCGAGCGTGACTGGGGTTCGGGCTGGATATGTTGGGCTGAGCCTGACGGATTCGATAACTCGCCCGAGGCTACCTACCTCGAGGAGTTGTTAGCGAGCGATGCCAACAAAGGCAACTTCTGGGCAGACGCTACGTTCATCGATGAGATTCTGAAGTTAATAGAAGACAACCCATTCAAAGGAGAGTGACATGGGACTAGACATCAACATCCTCAGCGTGCCTCGTGCCGTTACTACAAAGCCCGCCGATGCATACGTCGGCTCACGCTATGACAAAAACCCAAGGTGGAAGCAAGTCGCATACGCACGTAGTGACTGGGACTTGCACGACATATTTTGTGTGCTTTATGACAAAAGAGGAGGAACCAAAGAGGACTTTAACAATACGACTGTGCGCTTGTACAAGCGTGACCTACGCTTGTTCGATGCATCCATCAGCGCACCGATTCTGGAACACATGAAAAAGGGGCGAGTTGTGTACGCCGAATCTAGTTTTTAACCAAGGAGAAAGCAATGAAAGCTAAACGCAAGACCAACATCGAGTTGGTCACCGATCTCATGACGCACTCAAAGCATGGCGTGCTCATGCAGGCATTCATCATCGAGGCTATTGCAAAGTATGCCGAACTAACAAAGGAGGCAGTAGGTAAACCTGAATGGGCGCCCAACTCATTCATAAG